ATTGCGAGGTTAAAGTGGATCGAGATTTGAACGGATCTCGGGGAATATTTCTTCGAGAGTTGGCGGCTTCGCCCAAGATGTTTAATAAACATCTTGCTATTCAACTAAATGATTACATTTAGTTAGATAAAAAGGAGCAGAAATTATGGCAAGAGGTGGAAAGTTTAGTAAATTAATGGAGCATCCCGATAAGAATATGATAGTTCGGATGTTAAAAAGAGGCGATGGAGTAAGAAAAGTTGCCCGAACATTAAGAGAAATGTATCCAAATGAAAAAGACAAGCATATTACCGAACCTACATTACAACAGTTTAGAAGAGAACGCTTAAAACTTGATAAAGAACTGTTATTACAAATAAAAAAGAATACAAAAGAAAAAGACAAACAAATAGCGATAAAAAAGGCAGAAACAAAGGCAGAAAGAACATTACAAAAAATGCCTGCTTTTCAAGAGGCAGTAAAAGAAGCCGCTTCTATACATGTTGATATTCGTAAAGAATTACAACAGCTTTTGGTAACGACCAAGGCAAGAGCAGAAGACCTTTTTAATAGAGCGGAATCGGGTCAGCTTTCGGTTAATGAAGAGGCAAACTTACACAGATACTTTGCTCAATGGACTACTGTAATTGAGAGATGGGCCAAATATATTGAAAAAGTAGCAGACAAGACGGTAGAAACCAATGTAAATATTAATGTTATTGAAGACCAAATGGTAGTGTTAAGAACAGCGGTCAAAGAAACTATTGAAGAGACAATGGATGCTGAAACTGCTCTAATTTTTATGAAGAAGCTGGGGCAAAAAATGGATACACTATCATATAGAAAACCAAGAGAAGAAACATTTGAAGATATTTACGCAACAGCACAACAGATTGGAGAAGGAATAAAAGACGCCGAGGTTGATGATGAAAATTAATTATTTAGACGACCTGCGACAGACCAATGATGATGGACTAAATGATGAGTTGCGTGAATTATTAGACAATGATATTCAATATTTAGATGACATTGGTGTACAGAATGAGCAAGAGAAAAATATTGCGTTTTATTTGGATTACTTTTTTGATGAGATTTGTGATGAAATTGGGTTAAAACAAGTTAATAAGCAAGAGGTATTGAGAAAAGCATTTGAGTATTTAAAACAAATGAACCCAGATGATATTGATTTATTAACTATTAGATTAGTAGTATTAAAAGCATCAAATATAAAAAAAGCATATCCTAATACTTCTGGCGTTGGTTTTTCTAATAAAAAACCCATAAGAGACATAGATGCGTGGACAAAAGCACTTAAAGATATTTATATTTTAAATGGTCAAGGAATACCTTATAATAAGGCATTTTCTATTATTACGGAGGACTGGAACCCAATGGTTAAAAATGATTTTAAAACGTGGGTAAGGTATTATCAAGAAAATACACACGAAAAATATAAAATAGCAAATGATTGGATGGAAGAACGCCAAATACAACCAGAGGTTTCAGTACAGAAAAAGGTAAAAACAAAAGAAGATGTTAAACAGTCTTTGTTGGGAAGATTAAATGCGGCAGAAAAACTACTTTATAATTTTGTTCATGTTTGGCCTAATGATGTTTATAATCGTCTTCATCAAGGTTTGTCTGACCTTAAGCGAGAAATAATGATGATGCGTACAGAGGCGTCTATGAAAGATAGGATTGTTCGTACGGCATCATTATGGGACAGAGATGGTTTTACTGAGGGAGCATTTGAGTTAAGAAAAATTGCTGATACTGATATTACAACCGAAATAGAAAAGGCTCTTACAGGTAAAACAGATAAGAAAACAGACATCTCAGACGAAGAAGAGTTGGCGCCACCCATGGATGATTTTGATATGCCAGAAGACATAGAGTTTTTAGGTGGAGATAATACTGATGAGACAAATGGTGCTGTTCTAGAAGGGGTTGGTGAAAAACTTCCAGACCCTGAAGAACCACCAGGTTTCGAGATAAAAGAAGAGAATATTGCTGTTCAACCAGCAAAAGAAGTAAGTGTTCAAGATGTTTTGAGTATTTTAGAACCATTTTTACAGAAGCTCAGAGAGAGAGAGGATGTAAGAAACTTGGCACGATCAGATATGTTATTAGATGAATTAAATATTGCTTCCCATTTTCCTGAAATTGGTGAGGTTCAATCTAAAGCAATTGATTCTAATATTTATATGGGTACTAGAATTGAAAAAGTTGTGAGTAAATTAAAGGGTGGACTAAAAGAAACAAAAGATGAAAATAACGCGCCAAGTATAGAAATGGATGAACTAAAACAACCAGAAGAGATGGCATTTGAAATTGCGGAAGAAGATATTAAAAGTGAGAAATAATGAAAATATCTAAACTTCTAAATACATTAGACAGTTTGGCAGAGAGAAATAATTTATCCACTCCTTATATTGTTGGAGGATTGCCTAGAGACCGTGCAATGGCTTTAGATAATGATATAAAGGATATTGATATTACTACTGGAGATAAATATTCTTTGGCACTTGGCGCTTTGGCAAGTAAAGAGTGGCCAGAGGCAGACTTTAAAATATATGATGATGGTCATTCTGCTTTAACTTTTAAAAATATAGGAGTAGATTTTTCTAATAACTTTGTATTACCATATATAAATGATTTGGTAAAAAAGGATAATCTTACTCTATTAGAAAAAGAGATGTTTAGTAGGGATTTTACAATAAACACTTTATTACAGCCTATGGATTTATCAGCAGATGTTATTGATATTACTGGACTTGCCTTAAGGGATATAAAAAACAAAGTACTAAGAACTCCGGTAAATGCTGAACATACAATTGGATATGATGCTCGGCGTATTATTAGAGCAGTAAAATTATCAATAAAGTTTGACTTACAAATACACAGACAATTAAAAAATGCTATTTTGAAATATCGTGGTAATGTTGCTGATTTACCAGAAGGAACAATTAAAAAAAATCTAAATCAAGCACTAGATATTAATCCAGATAAGACATTGGAATTATTAGTAGAATTAAAACTATTGCCATTAATCCCATTAAGTCGGATGATGAGATTAGAATTGGCGAGAAATCATATGGTTCAACATATTTTTGATTAGGAGTGGTGGTGATGAAAACTTTTTTGCGATTATTAAAACTTGCTGGAACTATGGATGACAATAAACAAGATGTTGGTCTTTTGTCTAAACAAATTAATTCATTTATAAAAAAACATGCTGGTCCTTGGAAAGCCAATCTGGATTATACCGAAGATTCTCCTTATTTTGGCAGTATGAGTGAGTTTATGGAAAAGTTTCCGAATGGTGTTTCTGATTGGTTAAAATGGAGACGAGAGCAAAAAAAGGCAGAATATATTCCTACTCCTGATGAATTAGAATATGCGAATGAACCTGTGACCGATGAGGAAAGAGATAATGCAAAAGAGTTGTTTGAAAAAGCGTTGGAGTTAGGCATATTTACAAAAGAAGAGATGGAGTTAATTGTAAAAGAAATGGTAGAAAAAATGAAAAATGAGCAGACACAAAATTCTGATGAAAATAATTAAAAAGGACTAACTATGAAGAAAAAATGTTGGATACGATCAGATAAAAATCAAGGATGTGGCAGTTGCCCATTTGGGTTGCCCATCTCTCTTGCGTGTAAAAACGCTGGTTCTTCTGTTACTCATATGTATCCATTAGAAAACTCAAGCGAAGAAGAAAGAGAAAAGGTAGAGAAAGCAAACAAAAAGATATACATATATAATAAGACAAATGAAAAATGTATATATGCTGCTAACATTATGGAAGGCAATATTGTAAATTGTGATTATGGCGACACGGGTGCAGGAATGGGGGCTCCTACTTTTTCTGGCAGTCCTATTTATCCACAGACATTTAACAATGGTGGATTAGGAGGCATGTACGCGACTCCATTTTCGGTTTATACGGACTATGACTCAAGTCGTAATTTATTTATGGGATTGTTTTCATTGTTGGGAAGGAAGATATTAAGATTATTAAAAAAATCATAATATTGGGAGGCCATAAATGGATATTCAAAACCCCGCTTTAGTTGGAATATTTGTTGGGATGGCCTGGGCACTTATTCGTGTGGTTGAATATTTTGTAAAGAAATATAGAGGAGATAATAAAGTATATCTTGTGGATGAACATTTTAATTTACTTAAAGACATACATGAGCAATGTTCATTATGTGGTCGCTTTGGGCCCTTGACAACATCTCAAACACAAAGCTTAGAAAATATTGAGAAAATATCAAATCATTTAGATAATTTACATTCGGTATTTGATGATAATCACGTACCTAAATGGTATTTTCCTAAAGAAATGATGAAAGAAATAAAGACTATTCATAATGATATTGGTCAGTTAAGTCTTACATTAAGAAATGAATTTGTAAAACTTTCTTCTGGTCAGTCTGTATCTATTGAAAAAATGTCAGAATTAATAAATGCTCAAAAACTTATTACTGAAAGACTAGGAGACCTTGTAGTTCTTTGGACACAATCTCTCAATAAAACCAGTAATAAATAAGGAGTTCTTAAAAGTCAAAGCAGAAGAACATGGTTGTAAGGTAATAGAGGTAAACGAGGCCTATACGAGTAAAACATGTTCTTATTGTGGGACCATAAATAAGATTGGAAGTAAGAAAGTATTAAAATGTTCAAATTGCGAGGTTAAAGTGGATCGAGAT